TGAACGCGGTGTAGACGGAATTAAAAAACTGCTTCTCGAAATGGTAGAGGAGTATGGTTCATGAATAAAACGTTTGTAAACGTGCTGCATGGAGCAGTAATGGGAGCGGTAATTAGTGTAGCGTTGTACGGCCCCATATATTTTGATTGGACTTGGTGATGTCAGCGTTTTTTGGACAAATAGCTGGTGCGGTTTTGGGGTCTTTGTTTTCGTACAAAGCAGCGCAAGAACAACGAAACCAAGCAATAAAAGATCAAGACAACCAGTTTGTACGTATGAGAAATGCGGCGCAACGTGCGGGTTTTAATCCGTTAACAGTGTTGCGAAATACTGGTGGACAAGGTTTTTTAGGTTTACCGACAATTTCGAAAGCGGCAGCGTTTGGAAATGCGGCAGCGGGTATATTTAAGGCAATTAGGCAAGCGCCTATTGATAAATATAACAAGCAAGTAAGGGATTTGACGGTTAAAAGTATGAAAGCGGATATTGGGAACACATTAGCCAATACGCGTTATACGGGAATATTGTCAAAACAAGCATTGGAAAAGCCGGACGATGGTTTAACATATTTATATAATGCTGATGGATCCAAAAGGTTAAATCAATTTGGACAGCACATGTATATTGATCCACAGGCAGCGGCGGTTTTTCCGACGTTGCAAGCTTATATGGATATGTCGGGAAACAATTTAAGTTTGCCGCACGAACAGTTGTTGGATATGGGAATAGGGTCATTGCCTATGGCAGTGACTGCCATTGAAGGCGGGAGGACAGCGGCAGAATTGCCGAATACGCCATCAATGTTGCAATTTCCGAGACAATATAAGTTGGATAATGGCGAATGGAGACGACAAACGCGTGCGTTTTCGTTTGGTGGAGAACCGTTTGGGTTTAATCCACCAGTGAGACAATAGTGTGCAAAAAGTGCAAGAAAATACGGCAGAAGTTTGTTGCCATGGTGAAACGAATAAAAAGGAAAAAATGAAATGCGAATGACTGAAATGGTGCCAACTGCACCGATACAGGTACAAAGGTCAACGCGTCGCGACCGCGGGCGTGTTTTGACGTCTGCGGAGGCAGGTAATATTATACCTTTGAAATATATTCCGATGTTGCGCGAAGACGCAGTTAAGCGGGGAACAGTTCGGGTTAATATTGAAATGATGGAAACGGCGGAGTTGTTGATGAATGGTATACGTGTCGACGTGATGGCGCATTATGTACCAATGTTAGCGTTTGACCGTTTTAATGGATCAATGGATGAATTGAACCGGTCATATAAAGGTGAAACAGGAATTGGAGGCAATGTAGTACCGTTTTTTGAACATAATAGATATTGGAGTAGAAGTAGTAACACTTTGGGTTATTTGTCTCCAGCCGACGCACCTTTGTTAGATACTAACGAAGGTTGGGATATACATGGTATGCGTATGTTTTATCAGACGATGGGTATTCATATCCAAGCGGCAAGGATAAATAACACAGTTGTTGAAGCATATAATGCAATTGTAAATCATCGACGTAGAGCGCGGTCAGCATCGCTGCCGGTGCGTAATCCTTTTGATCATCATTTGGCAGAAGCGTTTTGGTCGTTGGACAATAATTTTATTGTTTCTGATTTTGATCAAAAGTTGATTGATGGAGAAGTGGCTTTAAAGGGGTTGAGGTTTGAGGCCCCAGTAAAGTCGAGATTTGCTACTTGGTATGGTCGAAATACGATCGACGCTACAGCAAATCACGTTCCACAGGCTGATGGACAATATGCGCCATCTTCTCCGTCAGCTGGATTAGTTGATGAAGGTGATGTTTATTTGTTTTCGCAAATGTACGCAGAATTGACGTCGGGCGGTAATGCGACGATGTCATTGGCGGATATTGAACAAGCAAAGAAAACAGCGGCATTTGCTAAATTGCGTAGTATGTATGATGGGATTGAAGACGAAAGTATCATAGATTTGTTGATGGAAGGCATTAGGGTGCCAGAAGAAACAATGAAGCAACCGATTTTGTTGAGTAAAAAATCAACAATGATTGGATATAATCAGCGGTATGCAACAGACGCTGCTAATTTGGACACAAGTGTGACGAATGGATTTGCAAGTGTAGAATGTTCAATACGAACACCGCAAATGAACACAGGCGGTGTTATAATGATTACGGCGGAAATAGTTCCTGAACAATTGTGGGAGAGGAAAAAAGATTATTTCTTGTACGAAACAAATGCTGATAATTTACCTAATTATTTGCGTGATGTTTTGGATCCAGAACAAGTGTCAGTTGTTAAAAATGACCATTTGGATGTTAATCATAGTTTACCAAACGGGACGTTTGGATATGCGCCGTTAAATCATGAGTATCAACGCGATATGGTGAATGTTGGCGGTAAGTATTACCGCCCAGCAAATGATGCGTTTGATGAAGATCGAGCGAAAATTTGGACGGTTGAGCAAACCGATCCGAGTTTATCGGAAGATTTTTATTTGGTGTCAAGTTTGCATAAAAAAGTGTTTAGCGATCAAGTCGCAGACGCTTTTGAAATAACGTGTATTTCAGATATGGAAATAACGGGCAATACGGTATTTGGACAGCGGTTGTTGGAAACGGACGCTACCTCTGATTATGAAGAAATCACAGACTTGGTCGATGGCGCACGCATCGTCAAGTAATGTGACGGGCGGGTAGTCCTCCCCTGCCCGCCCATTTTAACAAAAGGAGTAAAATAAATGAAACACTTTAAAAATGGGTCATTGACAGAATGGCAACAAGTAAAAGCTGGAGCGGTAATTGCATTTGAAAGTAGCAAAGCAAAGCGCGTGAACTTTCAAATAAACGCAAATTCAAAGATTGAAGTTTGGGCGGCAGACAATGCGGGTATGAAAGAAGCCGTATTGCAGGGCGCAGCGGACGATAAAATGGTTGTGGAATATACAACAATAGGAAGTAGTTGGGTGCAAATTAAAGCGGAAAAAGGTGCGTCGGTGTTTGTGAACATCCGAGACGTTGACCAACGTATCGCGCCAGGTGAGAAGGACAGTTTTGTTAATCTTGAGCCACGGGTACGCAATAACGACGAGTTTGCGCGGATGATGAAGTGGGTAAAATTAAACGAAGAACGACGCGACGCTGCGATGGCAGACGAGCGCGCAGAATTGGCAAAGTTGAAAGAACAACTTTCTCAGCAAAATACAAAGCCGAATATGGCTGCGTTGGAAAAAATGTCTACGGCTTTGGGCGTTGAGGTTGATGAAATGGTAGATATTGAAGAAAAGGCCGATGATGCAGCAGGAGCAACGACCTCCGAATAAATTTATGAGATGGGTTAAGTTCCTAGACCGCGTGCAGGCGTGGTTTAGGGATGAGCCGGTTCATAAAGATTATACGGTAGCAGCGTATGCATTAGCAGACGCAAAAGCGTTGAAGCGTAAAGATGTAATTTTAAAACAGACAGAAACTCAATATGAGGGTGTTCACCCTGAAATTGTCGATTTTTGGAAAGCAATGTTTAAAGCATGTAGTGCGCGAAACATACCTGTTTTAGCGTTTGAAATGTTGCGCGACGAGCAACGTCAAAACGAATTACACGCTCAAGGCAGAAGTAAAGCTAAGGGCGGTAATTCACCGCACCAATATGGTTGTGCAGTGGATATAGTTCATGCCACAAGATATTGGAACCTTAGCAAAAAAGAATGGGATATAGTTGGGTCAATAGGTAAAGAAATTGCAAGAAAACGCAAACTTAAATTAGATTGGGGTGGCGATTGGAATTTTTACGACCCAGCACATTGGCAGTTGACAAACTGGCGGCTGCGTAAAGACGAGCCGAAAATAGGACGTCCCATTTATGTCGATGAAGTCGACTAAGGCAGAACGGAACGGAAACATATGTATTGGAGTTCCGTTCTGCCGAATGCATACAACCTTTCTTGTTAGGATATGCATTTAGTGACACCGCTGACGAGGTAACGGCGAAAAATGTGTAAGACACCGAACAGATTAGACGACGGAACCGAGGTAGCGTGTCGCGAATGCTGGCAATGCAAAAGAAACAGAGTGAACGACCTTGTAGGTCGATGCATTGCCGAAAGTAGGTATTCGAAGAAAACCTACGCAATAACGTTGACTTATGCCAATGAGGCAGGAGTTAACGCTGTAACGCTGGTTTATAAAGACGTTCAAGATTTTTTGAAAAGGCTTAGAAAGCGTTACAACGTACGGTATATTGTGGCGGGTGAATATGGCACGGCTAAAGGCCGAGCCCACTGGCACATAATTTTGTTTTTTAAGGATAAGTATCCAAAAGTAAAAGAAAACGTGCGTGTAAATTGGAAATACTGGCACAAAGGGTTCAGTTATTTTCAGCAACCAGATTGGAAAGGCTTCCAGTACGTATTGAAATACGTGTTGAAAGACACCGATTTGGATAGTGCCGATAGTCATCTTGCAATGAGCAAAAAACCACCATTAGGCCATGAATATTTTATGGACCTAGCAGAAACGCATGTTGAGCAAGCGGTTATACCGCGTTCGTTTAAATATAAGGTGGTTGGCGTAAGAAAAGACAACGGCACGGAAAAGGTTTTTATGATGCAGGGAAAGACGCGGGAAAATTTTATGGCCGCGTTTAAAAAAGGATGGATAGAAAAATACGGCAAAGAGCCGTTTAGTGAATTTTTTGAGGATTGGGACGAAACAAATTATAATTATAATTATGAAGAACCGATTGGGTGGAAGATAATTAAATTAAATGAAAAAGAAATATCCATCCCAATATTTGATGAAACAGAAAATATAAAAAGATTACATCATAAAGACGTAACTTATGTACAACCTTGGATAGATTTTGATCAAACGGTCGATATGGGCGTGTTGATGGAAATAAATTATGCGGGACGCGATATAGTTGTACACGGTAAAAAGAACGATAATGAAATTTATGAGGACGGAAGATGGCGAAGCGTAGGAGAAATAAATCATTACGTGGCACACGGAAAAATAAAACGTCTCGAGTTATACGAAGACGTACAACGCGAGTTGATAGAAAAGTTGCAGCAACAATAAGGACGCGGCAACAATTAAAACTGATACCAGTATTGGTAGAAAGCGTTGCTGCAGCACCCTCTCCTACTGGAAGAGAGCGTCAGCGAAAAACCCCCGTGAAGAAAGAACGGTCAGACGTAAGGCTGCGGGTAAGGTGCAAGGATAGACCAAAAAACAATAAACCGCAGGGCGGTGGAGGTGGTCGAAAAGAATTTATTCCGTGGTGTTAAAAAAAAGTTAGTGTCAAAGCTTGACAAGGTACGAAACAAGACTTTAACAATAACGTAGCAAGAACATAAATTGTAAGGGGTTGGAAAGATTTAACAACAACATATTATATATTATACGGTATTTGTTGTTAAAGCTCCAATGTGAGACCAATTGATAAATATTATAGCAAGAGAATTTTTGAAGCCATTGATACGCCGAGCAGGTTCAATGATTGGCGGAATGTTGGTGGGAGTTGGTATCGCACAAGAGCAAGCGGTGCAAGTCGAAACCGCGGCTATTACGATTTTATGTGTTCTTGCAGATCTTATTTTGTCAAAACTAGAGCGGAGTGCAAGAGATGAGTGAATTACAACAAATAGAGGCAGACAATAAACATATTTATTGGGACGCCTACCCGCAATATGACGACCATGACAAATTGTCGTG